ATAACTATCCAATATCTTTTGTACCTCCTCATGGATTTCAGGATTTGCGTCTACAAATCCGGTATCTCTACCTTTCTCATCAAGTCTGGGGGTAGTAAAGGCTTTTTTAGTTTTATTATGTGGAAAACCCGCACTAGTGTTGAAATTGATTTTATCAACATATTGCACTCCTGGAGATCCATTAAGTGCAGTCTCAAAATCGTATATTTCTAACAAATTCCCTTCTGATTCTGGCAAAGCACTTGTAATATCGTTAAGATATGCATTTACGGCAGTATCTACCTTTTTCCAACTTAAGTTGAAATTATTCTCTATCATTGGAAGTAGACCGTTCCGCCAAGGTTTGTATCCTTTAAGTAATGGGGGTCCATGTTCAACTTTAATTGATCTTTCCCTTATCCAGTATTTAGACATTAACGTTGGCTGGACTCTACTCTTATGTGAAGCACGAAACCCAGACAAACTTCCATAGCAATTGGCAACCCCTTCAGTACAATACCTAATAGGAGACTTTGCATGGAGCGTTTGCAACTCAAAACTATTGTTGGAACAAGTGAGATCAATAGACCCCGTATCCACTACAAATTTGTCCTTGAAGAAATCTTCAATCATCTCAGTATAGATCATATGTGCCATCACTTCGCAATTAGGCGCTCCCATATAATGAAAGCCTCCGAATACCGGGCCATGCTCGGTATCTAGCAACATAATTGATCCACAAAAACCATTTTCTGTAGCCACATCTACTTTAGCATGATAGGCGTCTACGTCTCCAGGGATTAGAAGATTGTGAAACATTTGGCGTGTAGCCCCCCTCACACGTATGGGAGGAACGTACTCACCTGATTTGTTACGGTGCAAGTAAATACCGTCTCCTTTCACCCTAAAACTTCGATTGGGCAATAACCCTCTCAGATCTTTCCGGGGTGGCAGCTGAGGGATAAACACGAGGGACAGATCCCCCGTAATATGGACAATCTGCTCTCTAGCTATACGTACCTTTGAAAGGTTCATGGTCACGCCTTGCTGAACAGTTGAAAAATCTATGTCCATGATAACATCCTCATCATCCTTTGAGAATACATGGGAGTTGAAAATGTAATATCTATCACACAGACACAGGGAATTGGTCCTATTAAAAGAACCATCTGAATTTCTGATTCTAACTGATGCTAATCCTCTACCAATAATATCTATAATCTGCTGGCGGGAAAGAGCTTTAAAGCTCCGGGATAATCTATTTGTGTCTGCCACAGTTAATTCGTACTTATCATTCTTCCAGGGATTGAATTTCTCTTTAAGAGGTATAGGTTTTTGACCTACTAGTTGGGAATTTAAGTTTCCTTGAATCTTCCAATCTGCCTCATTCCGATCATTTAAATCAGCACTCAAAAAGTGCCTCTGAATGATTGATGGTGCTGCTTCGTTATCCGAGCAATCACAAGACTCTGAATCAGATTCTTTATCGACCGGGGATAGTTTATTCTCAACTTGGACTTCCTTTTTCTTCCCCAATGATGGCAGGAGAACGCCAATCAAAAGTCGAGTGATAGCAAAACCAAGAGAAAAGAAAGCAAATTGCTTTACAAATTCCCTAGATAGCATAAACAGCTCAGTGTTCGAACCAATCTCACTAATAATGTTACGCATTTCTCGAGTATAAGTATACTCATCTATACCCCTCAAATACATCAATTTTGATAGGTGCCAAGTCTTCATAAAAAACTTGTAATGATTCGAGAAGAGGTTACGAGAAAACACGTTGAAAATCAAAGTGAAGAAAAAGCAATACAAGAAAATTCCTATATGTATAGGTATGCTCAACTTCATAGGTACAACATTAATATGTCGTGACACTCTGTTTTCTGTGTCAGATTGGAGCTCGAATTGGACTAAATGTTTTACTCTATGCCTCATCAACAAACAATTCAGACAATCCTTAAAAAGGAAATCTTCCTCGCTCATACAGTGCTGACAATGCGGGCAAATACTATGACATTCATTATGCATATTTATCATGGGACAATTAAATCCACAATGATCGCACTCAGGTCCTGCATCTATCGCAAACTGTGAAGATGATTGGAGAGTAACCCTATCTTCCAAACACATATTAGCATTCTCTTCCTCAGGAGTACTAGGTTCAGTGGAATCGCTACTTGAGAGACTCACTCTATCTTCTAAGAACATTGAAAATTCTTCCTGATAACGATTAGGCATTTGTTTAAATTGGTCACCACACTCCTTACACATATAATGAGGGAATTGATGAGGACATAACGTCACAGATTTCATATTTTGCGTGTTCGTTAGCATTTTCTGCTGGTTCTCATAATGCTTAGCTACAGCCCCTTTAAACCACTCAAGCAATTGATATAGAGTCGCATGTCTTAGAATTGGTTCTTCGCGGGCTAGAAGGCGTTTTGCAACACCCTTTGTGCCCAAAGCTTGGGGAACAATTTCAAACACGGAGAACATCCAAAGATCTGAATATACCCCATCAATCGAATCCGGAGCCTTACCTGAGTCTAACATGTGTGAAGATACCTTACAGTACTCCGGTCTTACTTCGGGTTCTATGAGATAGGGAAATCTCCTCTGAACAGCAGAAGGATGCGAAAAATACTTATCCACATTCATGGTTCTTGTATTCGTATTAGCAATTATAAACTCGGGTAGGAAAGGGACCTTACCTTTCTTTTCCAACTCAGCTTGGTTCGTTGTAAAAGGTGCGGGGTTAACCATCTGCAGCATCTCCATCACAGAGGGATCTCCGCTTTGAGCCGCATTGGGATGCATGAACCCTATATCATCTAAGAGAACATACAAAACTGATGATTTAAAACCACTCATAAATTCATCATTAGGATTACGTATATACTTATATTCATCTCCCATAGGTAGATTTCTTAATTTACTAAAATAGTCAAAGAGCATCTCAGTTATATACGTTTTCCCAACTCCTGTTTCACCAGGAATAAGAATAGTAAATGGAGTTCTGCGAGTTTTTGATGCCCGTTTAATGGTCAAATGTTCTGCTCGCAATATCTTCAATTCGGAATTTATCACACCAAAGGCTTTTCTATCACGATTACTTTTAGCAAGCTTTTGCATAGTCTCACCTTTATCTATGGCTTCTTCCAGATCATGGATATATTGATGCTCAGTAAAACCATTCTCTTCAGGACAATCAAGCATTCTACTCCACATTTTTATAGTCAAAACACTATCATACCACAGATTATAAGAGGTGGCAGAGTGGAATAGAGGACGCAATGAGCCTTCAGTGTAACACACTTTAGCTCGGGACATAACGAATTCTAGAAGATCAAGAAAGGAGAAAAGGAAACCTGTAACTCGTCTCTCACCTCTCGTTTTGTTGGTGATTCGGAACTCCGAATAAATTAAATCTGCAAAGGATTCATTAATTCCACAAGACTCCAAAACGGAGAAAGCCATGCAAAAACTCATAAGCTCACGCATCTTGGCTGTTATAGGGGAATCATCCATTCTTTCCCAATCATCCAACAGATTCCTATAGGCATTAGGAACCTCAGTTTTTGATCCACTACTATCCTGTAGGGTAACAGGATTACAATAATGGATCACAGCATTGTTCAAAGCTTTGAGCAAAGCCGCTACCTTTTCCAAAACTGTTTTGGAAAGAGGTTTGGAACTCTTAAATTTCAGAAAAGCAGTTACGGCTATGACTCTGTCAGAGATCGAGCTCAATTTGCAAATTTGAATTATTAATAATACCAAATCTTCAGCATTTTTTAAAATACTTTCCGATATGGTATTACACCCCATAGAGTTCTCGTTCATTACTACTCGAAGCTTTGTTAGGAAATCAATTACTTGTTCTCCAACTCCTGTAGGGGTGGAAGGGGGTGGGGTGTTAGGCTCACTCTGTAAAGTGAGCTCTAACATCTGCGTCAGTGATCCGCAGTTCGTATTAGGTGGTAATTTACGTGGTCCTAAGCCACTACCAGTCGTCTTGAATAGTTGTAAATCGTTAATTGTTTTAGTTGTACTCATGATTGTTGAAACGGATATTTTTTCACGCGCCGCACGTTAGTCTATTTGCTCTAGGGTAGACACACGTTCATCTCGGACCGAGAGATGACATACGGGATCTGTACTAAGTAACTGATCAGTAATATTACGAATAATCATAATTAAACGATACTAGAGCTCACAAAAGCCCAAAAACAATGTCGAGCGGTTTTCTAAGGACCGCCGTTGGTTCATTACGCCAACTTAAACATCACTAAGGTAAGCAATTGTTAACTCTAAGTAAAATAGAATTAATCATATAGGTAATACTCACTATATATGCAGGAAGAATTAGTTAGATTCTTCAGTAAAATTTTTATTTTATTTTATTTAATATAATATGCAAAGTTGGGGGTAACTATCCCCCATACCTAAGGGTGTATTATTTATGGTCA